GGAGGCCCTAGCGCCAGGCTGTTCAGAGAATGGGTTGTCCGTGTTATCCAACGCGTTGTTTATATTGGGAAACAGCAGGGTATTTTGGATTTGCCAAGGCTTGATGGGCGTGAAATATCGCTTGTAGCTACGTCTCCGCTTGCCCGAGCTGATGCATTTGAAGCTGTACAGCGAAAAGCTCAAGCCATGCAAATGGCAGCGGGCATTCTTGGTGAAGGTGTTGTGCAAACTGTTGATTTGAAAGCTGTAGTGAAAGACATTTTTATGCTCATGGAGCAGCCGATGTCTTATATTATTGAGCAAGCCCAGAGCGATCCAGCATCTATGGCGGCATCTCTTGTAGATAACGGCATGACGCAGGGAGGACAGGTAGTAAATATTGGAGGATAAATGGCAAAATCACCAGGCGCGGCAAGAGGTCCAGATAACGTTCAGCGCTCCGTTGAAATGGAGCATCACCTTAATGAATGCGCCAGTATTTGCTTTCGTGATAAAGCAGGCGAAGTATTGCTAGACCATTTGCGGTCAATCACTGTAATGAAAGCCCAGTCACCACCTCTTGACTCGCTAACGCTTGCGCATGCTGAGGGTGCGCGCTGGCTTGTAGCTGTATTAATCCAACGAATTGAATTGGGGCGGAAGGGTCTGCCCCCCTTGGGGAAATAATGAGCGAAGTTAATGCTGATACTAAAATCGCTGATGGTGCCGCTGTACCTGATAGCAGCGCTTCTGATACTAACGTTGATGCTAGCGGGGTAGATGTTGGATCGGTAGATCTCTATTCAACTCCCCCCGAATGGCTGCCAGAAAAGTTCCATGTAACAGAAGGGGAAAAATTTGACGCAGACGCTAGTTTTCAGAAGGCCATGGAGTCTTATGCCAGCCTGGAAACAGCGATGTCTGCTGGGAAAGACAAGCTGCGGGAAGAAATTGCAGCGGAAAAAAACGAGGGCGTTCCAGAAAAAGCGGAAGACTACGGTATTCCTGATTTCGCCTCGAACCCCCCGGAGGGGTTACCGGAAGGAATCACGGTTAAGATCCCTGAAGATGACACAATGCTGGCATCGGCTAGAAAGTGGGCTCACAAAAACGGGGTTCCGAATGAGGCGTTTCAAGAGCTAGTTAGTGAGTATGTCTCCTCAGTTTATTCCGACATGCCAGACTATGAAGCCGAACGCCAAAAACTAGGCGATGACGCAGAAGGCAGAATCGACCGCCTTGAACGCAAAATTGCAGCTAATGTCCCCAAAAACGTCTATGACGGCCTAGTTGACTCGCTAAAAATGAATGCTTCCATGGTTGAAGCCCTGGAATACATGACTGAAAGCTGGGAAGGCGGCCCGCCAAGAGATGAGAATAGCGGCGGAGACGTGGTAACCCATGAGGACGCACTAGCATTAATGGACACAGATGCTTATCGTGCAGGCGACCCTGCAACTCACAAAAAAGTGCAGGCAATTTTCGACCGAGTTCATGGAACTCATGCTCATGCAGGGGCTCAACGAGGCCGATAGTTGCAAATCCTACTGCATCGGGTGTAAGGTCTCGCTCGACGAGGCCCTAACGCCCTGCTGTCGGCCTGGCAATTGCCAGACAACCTTTGAGCGGACGTGAGGACAACCCAGTAACGGTTTTCTTCAACGCAACAGAGGTATCAGCAAATGGCTGACAACACTATTTCCTCTTCGTTCGTGAAGCAATTTGAAGCCGATGTGCATTTGGTTTATCAGCGCATGGGTTCTAAGCTCACGAACATGGTTCGACGCAAAAATAGCGTCAAAGGCGAGTCCACTACATTTCAGGTTGTAGGCAAAGGCGAAGCGCAGCAAAAAGGGCGCAACTCTGACGTGCCTATCCTGAATCTCAACCACTCTGCAGTCGAATGTACGCTGGCGGATTACTACGCCGGTGAGTTCATCGACAAGCTTGACGAGCTTAAAGTCGAGCACGATGAGCGCCAGGTCGCTGCACAGTCTATTGCTGCGGCAATGGGTCGCAAATCAGACGCTATTTTGGTGGCGGCTATGGACGGAGGTGGTTACTCCGGCGCTTCGCAGCAAACTAGCTCTAGCGGTGGCGTAACTCAGGCGAAAGTCGAAGAAATTTACGAGCATATGGGCAATGAAGATGTGCCGGATGACGGCCAGCGCATGCTCGGTGTTGCTCCCCAGGGTTGGACTGACCTGATGGGCGTAACGAGTTTCTCCGATCGTGACTACGTTCTTGAATCTGAACTGCCATTCCGTGGTGGCGCAGGCTCTCTGAAAAAATGGTTCTCATTTGTCGTCTTTACCTTCTCGGGTTGGACGAAAAATAGTGCTGTTCGTAGTTCTTACGCTTGGCATAAGTCTTCGTTTGGATTTGCTTCAGGTCAGGAAGTCCAAATGGATATTACCTGGCAAGGTCTTAAACAAGCTCATCTATGCGTGGGTTCGTTGTCGCAGGGTGCCTGCATCATCGATCTGACTGGCGCATACGAGCTGCGTGCTACGGAGAGTTAATCATGGCTTTAGTACGAGCAAACATGCATCGGACCAATGTTGGTCCAATTAATGTGTGGTACTACAAAACGGCTGATGCTAATGCGGCATTGGTTACAGATGGGTATTTCGATGCAATGGGGCTTGAGCTTCGTGAGCACGATTTGATCTACGCCATTGATACCACTAACGACCTACTTGAAATCTTGAAGGTCAATACTGCTGACTATGCTACGGATGTAACCGTAACTAACGTCAACACCTAAGTCCTTCCTCCAAGGGGGCTAGGGGAGAGATTGCTAAGTAGCTGGACGCTTGGCATCTCTCCCCGCTTTAGGTAAAAAATATGCCTGCTAAATCGAAAGCTTATTACTCAAGCAAGCCAAAGAAAGGGAAAAGTCGCAAGAAAAGTGTGACCAGCAGCGCTCTTTCTAGTGGTAGCAAACGAGTCAAAAAGAAATAATTTAGTATGGCTGGTTTAACTGAAGTCTCAGTTGCGCAGAAAGCATGCGGCTTGGTGGGTATTGATCCCATTACGTCGTTTGACGATCAAACTGCCGAGGCTCAGGCAATGAACGTTATCTACGACGTTCTAATTGAATCTATCCTGGGGATGTATCCTTGGCGCTTTGCATCTAAGCAAGTTGCTCTTTCTTTAGATGCTGAAACTCCAGCTGGCCGTTGGGACTACGCTTGGCAATTGCCAACAGACGTACTTAACATTCAAGCAGTTACTGTCAATGACAGCATCATCGACTTTGACCGCTACAACCAGTACATCTTTTGTGGGTATGACAGCAACAACACTGTTGTGCTTGATTACACATTTCGCGAAGACGAAGAAAGGTGGCCTGGCTATTTTACCTACCCAGTAGTCCTGAAACTGGCATCTATCCTTGCATCAAGCGTTCAAGAGCGAGCAAATCTCGCAGAAATGTTTGATCAAAAAGGCGATGTGGAATTGATGAAAGCTGGCACACGAGATAGCCAGGGTCGTACCAGTCGTCAAATTAATCTAAATCGCATCAAATCAGGACGCCGGGGCAACTGGCGAGGGTAATTACCAATGCCAGTAGCTCGCCTACTACAAACAAACTTTACTTCTGGCCGTATTGATGAGTCCATGCTTGGGCGCGTCGAAACGACCATGTATCAAAACGGCGTCGAAGACCTTCTTAACTTTGAAATTCTTGTTCAAGGCGGCATCACTCGTCGTCGAGGCCAAGTATATCTAAACGATTTTGGTCAAAAGGTTCGGTTAATTCCGTTTATCTTTAATGAAACTCAGGTCAATGTGCTCGCCTTTAGCCCAAGCGACATCAAGGTATACACCATTGATGGAACGCTTCGGCAAACAATTAGCTCAAGTATTCCTTGGTCAACTTTAGATCAAGTCGAAGAGATTCGTTGGGATCAAAAAGGCGATGTTCTTGTTCTGGCTAATGGAATAAAACTCTCAACCCTAACTCGCACAGCATCAAACACATTTGCGCTAGCTGACTTTGACTGGGAAACGGACGCAAATAACAACAGCAAAGAGCCTTTATTTAAGTACGCCGACGCAGGCGTTACGCTAACTGCTAGCGGAACTACTGGCTCTGTTACTTTTACAACGTCTGCTGACGTATTTGTCGCCGCCCATGTAGGGGCAATCCTAGTCAAAAATGACGTCCAAGCAACTATTACGGGCTTTACAGATGCTCGAAACGTTACAGCTACCTGGACAACTACTGGTACTACGACAGCAACCGCTGATTGGAGCGAGTCTGCTTTTGGTGAGGCAAGAGGATGGCCGCGTGCTGTAGCCTTTCATGGCGGCAGATTGTGGTTAGCTGGTAATGATGCATTGCCAAGTCATGTGTTTAGTTCTCAATCTTCTGCGTTTTTTAATTTCGATTTTGGTACAGGGGAAGCAGCTGAAGCTATTAGCGGTTCTGTTGCTGGTAACCGAATTGGGAATATTCAGCACTTAATTAGCGCCGAAGCTTTGTTTGTAGTGTCAGATGGGGCTCTTGCTTTTATTCCTGAGAATGACACTAACCCAGTAACCCCTGCGACATTTAACCCTCGTCAAGTTGAGCCATATGGAGGCAGCCGTGTGCGCCCCATTGTTTATGACGAGTCTATTGCGTACCCGCAGTTAAAAGGCCGTGTCGTTAGAGAAGTGCAGCGTGATGAGTTTACGCTTCGAGTAAAAACGCGCCCGGTTAGCTTTGTAGCTACAGACATTGTGCGCAATATTACTTTTAGTGCTGTCCAAAATTACACAAAAGATCGCCCTGAATCTTTTGGGTATTTTGGGAATAGCGATGGAACCGTTGCCGTTTATCACGCTTTGCGTACGGAAAACTTTGCAGCCTGGTGTAACTGGAATACTCAAGGCAAATGGATTTCTATGTGCGCAATCAACGACGAGTTGTTTACGTGCGTCGAGCGAAAAATTAACGGGGTAGCAAAATACTCTTTTGAGAAATTTGATTCGGACTATTCACTAGACTCAGCTGAACGAAAGATGGTAACGGCAGCTAGCAATGCGCACACCGTCACGACTCGCTTAGTTGGGGAATCAGTGCACATTGTTTCTATTGAAGAGAATGTTATTGCTAATGGTGCGTTTGATAATGCAACAGGGTGGACTCTTGGGACTGGCTGGTCTGTATCAAGCGGACTAGTTGGTGCTGCGGGATCGGCTTCAGAAGCAAAAATAACAGGGCTTACAGATGGCGCGAGGTATCGCATCGAAGGCAAAATCACTGCACATTCTGCGGGCGACCTTACAATTGACTGTGGATATAACGCTACTTTAGGCGCTATTTCTAGAACCGTTATCACGGGTGCAGTAGGTTCTTTCTCTTTTGATGTGACTTGCGCTGGCGATACAAACCTGTATTTGCGCAAAGGTAGCTCAGGTGCTTTTACGGTTAATAATTTGTCAGTGCGTCTTCTTGATGAAGATGACCGAATTGTTATTAAACGCCGGTATCTAGGCACTGCTACAGTTGGCTCAGGCGGCGCTATTACTCTCCCGTCTGACTGGACAAGCCAGTGGGTTGAGGTGGGCTTTGACTACAGCTCTCAAGTCACTATGCTGCCACCCGCAATAAATGCAGAAGACGGCAACATATTGACTGAGCCTAAACGAATTGTCAGTGCGGCTGTTAGTTGCTCAAAAGTCTTGAGCTTAACGGTAGGCGGCAAAAAGGCTTTGCTGCTTCAAGTAAGTGATGATTTTTCTGAGCCTTTGACGCCATTTACCGGGGTTAAAGAAATTTATAATTTGGGCTGGGACCGGCTTGGCCGGATCCCTGTCACAATGCCGGAGCCTTTGCCTGGGTCAATTCTGGCAATATCTCGTGAGGTGGTTTTCTAATGGGTACGGGAGTTGAGGTTCAAGCGGCTGCGACAATCGCAGCTGCTCTTGTTGGGGGTATGCAAGCCAGATCTGCGGGTAAAGCCGCTCAAGCGGCTGCCGACTTAGAAGCGCAACAGTACCAACTAGACGCTTTAATTGCAGAAACTCAAGGAAAAGAACAAGCGCTTGCGATTAGAAAGCAAGCATGGACGACAAAGCTAGGAAACGTAGCTAGGGTGTCTAAGTCTTACGACCCCTATACCTCTATGAGTTGGCTTGCCATTGAAGAAGAGAATGAAGAAGAAGAAGAGCTTGCAATTAATTCTGCTGTTCTTAATTCTCAATTAGATGGTGAAAGGTTCTTATATAACGCCAGGCAGGCTGGGATGGCGGGCGAAGCCGCACGAGCGAACGCTCTATTCTCTGGTGCAGGGCATTTGCTTAAAGGCGGATATCAAGCATATAAAGTTGGGAGCAGAACTCTTGACGGAAGCCTTGATAGCCCAATTACGGGGCCTTCAATTGTAGAAGGCGTTCCTGACACTTTTATCAGTTAAAAAAGTGCGTTTATTTATAAGTTACTACGGCAGCAGCCTTAAAGGTTTGTGATGTTAAAAAAATTCAACCCAAATCAAGGTCCTGCAACTCGCGCTAGTGTGAGAATGAACCCAGCGGGGGACGTGGCTAGGGCAAGTCTTGCGAAAAACGTTGCTGGGTTAGCGGGTAATGTAAGCCAGTTTGCGGCTGGTCTAGGCGCAGAATTTGCAGCACAAGACGCTGACGAAAAGACTTATGCATATACGTTTCAGCGTGCAGCCAAAGAGTACGAAATTAAATATACGGACGGTAAAGGGCAACCTATTCAGCGTGTAATGCGTGATGAAAACGGTATTGTTATGCCTGCATTGCCTGAAAAAGGCAATGTTCCGCTGTCATTTTTTGACCAAACATTTCGCGCTGGAATCTTAGCAAAATACTCTCAAGAGTCTCGAACAAATATAAATAAAACTCTTCAGCAGTTAGCAAAAGAACACCACGATGACCCGATGGCATTCTCGAATGCCGCTGATGCGTATAGAAATGCGTACCTTGCTGAAATGCCGGTAGAGGTCAAAAAGGCTCTCGGTTCATGGGGTCGCAATGTCACGCTGCAAATGTTTACCGGGCTTGAGCAGCACAAAGTTGCAAAAGAACGGAGGCTACAAGCAAAAGCTGCAACTGATGGTTTGCAAGTTGATCAAAGAGATCTGCTGGATATTCTATCTAGCGGCGTGCCTTTAACTGAGATTTCAGCTAAAGACGGAAGCGTGATATTAAATTCTGCGCTAACAAACTCTTTTGTAAGCTTCCATCGGAATCTTACCTCTTTAGTAGATCAAAAACATATAACTAAAGAAAGACAAAATATAATCACGGGCCAATTTTATGAAAGCATAGCTGCCGCAAACTTCATGCGCGAAGTTAAAGCAAAGATGCAGAATAGCGCTCAGGGATATGTCGCCGCTTTGGATTTAGCTCAAAGTGTAAGAGATGGAAAAGAAGTAATTGCTATGCCCGTTATGAAAGACGGGAAAATAGAATTTGTACAAGGGCCTGTAAAAGACTTTTTTAATGAGAGTGTAGTCAACGAAGGCGATATCACTCGCGTTCATTTAGCTTCTTCAATCGTTGCTTATGCCAAGGGTTATAACGCATCGCGCATTAAAGCCGAACAAAATGCGAAAGCTTATTATGCAGCGCAAGCAAGCCAAATAATGAATGATTTGTTGACTAAAAAGATCTCGCTTGGCCGGGCAGGTACAAATGTGCCTGAACTTTCAAGGCTTACAGAACATTTGGATCGAGCAAACGCTAACCGAGTAATACAATTTGGCAAGGCTTTGGCATCAGACCAAGATCGAGAAACTCTTAGGAAGATTGAACGCCAATTAAACAACGCCCAAGCAAACAACACTCAAGAAAGGTTTGATCAAGAATCTCGAAACAACCCTGATTTTTGGCTACAGCTTGTTAGTCCAGAAGGGGGGAATGTTCCAAAAGAAGCCATCGAGATGATGTTTGACCCTAACGGCATTTATCCTGAAGAAGCTCAAATTGCAGCTGCGAACAGAGTTCAGAAAGGAATAGACGAGTGGGACCGAATTATAGCAAAGACTGCAGCAGTTGCTGTTGGTTTACATGATCGTGTGCAAAGAGGTGCTACGGACTCTATTGAACCTCAAACGCCAACACAACAAAGAGATTCTGACGCAACTCTTGACACGGCGCTTGATTTGGGCGGCGACTTGTCAGCTAACAACATTTTAGCAAATTCGACTCAAGTCCAAGGTTGGTTGGAGCGTACTAACGGGGCAATTGTTCCGCAAGCTGTAACAAATTTTATGAAAACAGCTCCAACTCGATATTTGGAAAATCCAAATGAAAATGTTGGGTGGATAGTTGCAGCGTCTGACATGTACAACACGTTAAGAACTTTGCGAAACACAAGAAACTATTTAGGTAAAGAGTCTTATCTTGGAGATCGTCTTGATGCGATGTACGGCAAACTTCGCACAATAGGAATGCTCAATTTAAGCCCAGATAACGTAGCTGTATCAAATATAGTTTCTCGATACGAAAATCTTGATGAGCTGCCAGCTCGCTGGGACACTTTAACGACTGAGGAGAGAAAACCTTACACAGATGCAGTAGACAATGAGTTGTCTAATGGCGATTGGATCAGCGCTCTCCGTTATCCAGAAGAAATGAAACGGGATTTGTCAATGGTTGCAGCAAGCCTGCACGGAGATACTGCATCAGAAAAAGTTGGGCGGGCATTTAGGCTTTTGCAGGACGGATCTTATTGGTCATTATCTGAAGGGCTTATGTATTCGCCTACTCATGCGCATTCAAAAACTGGAAAATTTTGGGAAAGAGTAAAATCTACATTACCGTTTGGTGGCGAAGATGAGTTTTCAGGATATTGGGTAAAAAATTCGCCTTACGCTCTTTATCGTCCATTTGGATTAAGAGAGCAAGATTTAAAAGCAATGCTAAATACCGTCACAACTAAAGACGGGGGAATACCTGGCCTGCTTAATAAGCATTTTAAGGAGCTATATACGCAGGATAAATTTGCCGA